TTTGTTACGTTTGCTGTGTTTAGATCTTCGCTCATGTCTGAGTCTCCCTTCTGTAGTTTTCTTAAATCTTGTTTAACCATTTGTCTTGTTGTACTATCATCCTTTACAACATTCAACAAACGGTCAAATAACGTGTAAAGTGCATTTCTAAGAGATGGAATAGTCATTGCAGCATCACCATAACGTAATGCTCTTTTCATTAGTTCCATTTCCTCAGGACTAGCCAAGCCATTGCGCAACAGATCCATTACTTTTGGATCAGTTGCTCGCTTAGTAATTTCCTCAAAAATCTCTTTATCTGTCATGTATTTTTCCAAATCTATTCAAAATATTTATATGAACACTTTTCTGGTGTCATATACTCTAGGCCATCCTAGGTAGTTTACCTTCCATTCAATCTGATCATCCGCCGGTAAATGCTCCCACTGATCTCTTCTTTTATGAAAGATATTAGCAACATTTACCCAATCAGTTCTAAGTATTAGCCTTTCAGCCAAGTACTTTTGATCTAAAATCTCTTCATAATTACGTCTATCAACCTCTATATGGAATAGTTCCATAACAGTCTCACCAACGTAATCTATATTAAAATCTATTCCCCATTTAGGAACTATTGCCAATAGCTTCTTCAATTCCTTTCTGTGGTTAGAAGCTATTTGCAATGTCTCCCTTCCTTCTCCAATATAATCATGTCGTTGTTGTAGACAGCTATGATCAATCATAATCCTTGGATCATCATTTACATCATGCTCTATCCACTTAATATGGTTTGCAGTATGGTTTAGATGCTGCTCGCCTATATCAATCATGTTGCGTCTATATAATGCCTGCTCCAATTCATTTAATTCAAAACCATCTCTATCAAAATAATCCATTGATAGGTTATAATAATCATCCTCGTGTAGCCCTAGAGCAAGCCCCAGGTACCTACTAAAATTATTGTTTGTAACTCTCATAGATAGATGGCTTTGCCCTTCCGTAGTTTCTCATCATTACACCAGCTTCACTGTTAGCTTCATTCTCGCATGTACTACCAGTTTCACCAGCCATTGCTACGTCATCTAACTCACCATTCATATCTTGTCTATAGTGAACCATCTCGTGAGCTAAAGTTCTTAGAATATCAACTGGATGTCTACCAGCAATGTTTACCCTAATCGTTTTCTCGCCGGGATAGTATCCACCAAAGCTTGCATTCTCTTGAGCAACTCTTTTATTGTTTACGAGCTCTACCTTTGGTAGTTCTTGTAGACGCAGATGTTCTTTAGCATGACCCATAAAATCATCAACATGCTGCTGAACCATTTGCGCGTGGGCCATGTCTTCAAGGATTAGTTGCTTAAACCTTAGCATATTACCAAGCCTTGCAAGACCAGTATCTTGCCTTATGTCTTGGACCTGGGTTTTCACAATTATGTCTTGCTCTGAATGATCTTCTTCTCTCTGGATCGCTCTTTTTAATTCTCATGTTAGGATCACCAAAGTTTACCTTGACCACATTACCTGATGAGGGATGCTTAACGTAGACAGATCTCTTCTTTGGGCCACCTGGGGTTAGGAATGGTTTGCCAAGCTTAACTTTACGGCCACCCTTCTCAGCTTCCTCTAGCTCTTCAACCTCATTCCAATCTTCATATACTTCTTCACCAGTGACTTCAAACTCTTCTTCTGTGAATCCAAAGTCAATTTCGTCAGCAAAGTCCTTGAATGTTTTCATTTCTATCACCTTCTTAGGAGTTGTGGTAGGTCTTTGTTTCTGGCCTACTTTATGTGCTGTTGGTTTGGCACTGAAATACTTCTTCATCTTTTGGCCAATCTTGTGGGCAGCAAAGGCACCAGCAGCAGCACCAACAACTGGGGCACCTAAAGCTGCTCCAACACCAGCACCAAATGCTGCACCGGCCATTGTACCCATTCCTACTTTTTCACTAACATCTCGTTTCTTTCTCAACATATGGCCACCACTTATTACATCGTGGACTCTTTCATATCCAGGAGGAACTGGATGACCACCTGGAGGGCCAGGAATCTGGCGTGGTGTCTTTAGAAAGTATTTAAACTTCTTGGCTGCGCTAGGTGGCTTAGAGCTAATTTCGTTTACTTTATTCATCGATGCTATCTCTTAGGGCTAGTGAATTTGCTAGAGCATCAATCTCTGCCGCCATTTCAAAGTCAATTCCTGTCAGCCCTTCAACATCATTTGTTGTTAGCTTGACAGTTGCTTCGTTATAAAAATTGCTTATCTCTGGAAAGTGATCCATCTTTACAGCTAGCTTATTTACTTCTTTTGTAAACATCTCAATATCAAGATAGTCTTTACCTATAAACTTCTTTGATAGGTGATGGCCTTGAATCATATCCCACGATGGCGCCCTGGCCTTTCTAATCTGCTCAGCTTGCATAATGTCCAGCTTATTGCTTCGGTGTGGATCGTAAGGAGCTTCAATTGCTTCCTTCACAAAGTTCTTAAATGATAGCTTCTTACCCTGGCCAGGTGTATCATTCTTAAACTTATTTACAAGCTCTGGTGTACCTTCAAAGCCTGCGCCACCTTCTTCTGCCATTAGAGGAGACTCACCCTTATAGTCTCTTACGACTCCAACTGCATCCCACTTGGCGCAGCACATTCTCTCTGTAACCCAGTCATTAATTTCTTCATGCTCACACATTGCTTTAATTGATGATGTGGCCTCACCTGGTAGGCTAACAAGATCAACTCTCTTAGACATTGCAATGTATTCTTTATTTGGTGCTTTTAGGCCACCATTTGCATTAAGTTCATCTTTACCAACTGGCTTCTCGGTCTCTTCACACCACCACTTGCAGTTAGCACAATTTGTACCAACAACCTTTTCTTCCTCTACAGTCTTCTTGCCTTTCTTATGTAACTGGAGGGCAGCCTTTTGGGCTCTCTTAACATCCATAGCTGCTTCAGCTAAATCCTTATCAGCTGTATGGTATGTCAAACCCTCGTAGATAAATGAATTGACTCTATTGAATGCCCATTGTTGAGGTGTCAGAGTTGGTCTGTGGCCAGAAGCAAAATCAGCCAGGCCACGGTAGTATACAGTCTCTAATACTTCGTATGCAATATCATGCTGATTGGATTTCTTTTGCAGCGATTGAATAATAGAAGTAGGTAATGGTTGCTCTCTCATTACTACTACCAAAGCCTCTCTCACTCCTGCAACACCAGCCATCTGACCAAGGCCTCGTGGCGACTTGAATGCTTGACCTGGCTTTCTTCTTTGTTCTGCTGACGAGATTCTTGGTAGCAATTTCATTGCTAATCTATTAACAGACTTGGACTTAATCTTTAGTCTTCTATCTAATGAGGCTCTGGCTGAATAAGATAAGTCAGAGTACTTCTGACCCCTCAACATTCTTGCTCTCATAAACTTACGAGCAGTTCTTTGAGCTCTCTTTTGTAACTGTGGTCTAGAGGCTTTTCTCTTTAGTGCTCTTTTTCTACCCATTGCAAGACGACCCTTCATCATTCTTGCTCTGGCTGCTTTCTTAATTCTAGTCTGGACGCTTACTACTTCTAACAAATCTTCTGGAGATACTTCTTCATGGAGAGCAGTGCGTAATGTATTCATTACTTCTTTATGATGCTGCTGAAGGTTCTTTGGTAGACCAGCCTTGAATTCCTTATGCTTGCCAGCCGATGCTAATGATCTCATCTTAGAGGCTGACATACCCTCAACACCTTCTGCATCCGGATCTCTTGCACCAGCTGATTTGACTTCAATCTTCTTGAAGTTATAGTCCTTACCTGGACCATTGTAGGTATTGGCAATTCTCTTATAATCTTCTACTCTATCATCGCCAGCAATCAATGTAGCATGGGTGTAGCCTAGAGAATGTAGATGCTTTAGAATACCATGGACATTTGAATGCCCCTCTGGTGTGTGCTTGACCACATTGCCAAATGCCTTCTTGGCAAATGCGTGCTTTGTTTCATAGTCCAGTGGATTCTTCTTTTTGTCGTGGGATTTGGATAGGTAGATGTGGGCTTCCCCGCCAACCTTCTCAGCGTGGGCCTTAATAGCATCAACTAGCTTCTCATGGCCAATTGTTGGAGGATTCATTCTCCCAAATGCAAAGACTACGTGCTTGTCCTTTTCCTCATACATTGTATGTGTTGTATCAAGCTGTGGATTTAACTCAATCTCATTCTTAGGCATACCGGTATCAGTCTTGCCGGAGTCCTTTTTGTCATCTTTCTTTTTGGATTTTTTTACTTCTGTTTCAGAAGAGTCTGCATCTAGTTCGTCGGATCCTGATGCATCTTGGCTGGCCATAGCTGCTGCAGCTTGGCGCGTAACCACGAATTCTTGTAGACTGAGTCTCTTTTTCATCGATATTCCTCAAGGGGTTGGCGTACCCTAACCTTGTACGGAATATTTATAAGAACTTATTCTTTATCAAATATTCCTGAATAATCTTCTTCATCATCCCAGAAAGGCTCTACTTGTAGATCCTCATCTAGGTGTTCGTAATTTTCATCATCGTCTTCTTCATCATCTTCTAAATCTTCGTCGTTGATACCATTAACATCTAACATATCTACTAGCTTTGGCTCATGGACATCACGTAGGTAATATTCGTGGTTATCTAGGTCACCAAGTTCTTCTAGAATCTCTTCTGCAGCTGTGGCGTGCTCGTCGTATTCTTCTAGGTCTTTTTGTGTAGAATGGCCTTTGTCTAGGGCCTCTGCTTCTACCTCTAGAGCCTCATCCACATGCTTGGCTGCTTCTTCTACTTTGGCCATATCCACACCTGGTTCTTTCATTAGGTTATTGAAGGCCTCTGTGGCACCTGGGCATAGGGTGAAGTTCTCTGTCTCATAGGAACCCACGGTAATATTTTTACCTTCTTCGTTGTTGAAGTCTAATTCTTCTGTATAAAGACTAAAGTTCTTCATCGTCATCAGGCCTCTTACCTTGAAATCTCTTCCCAGTCCACGGCTGCTAAACATTGAACACTATTTACAGAAGCTGACATCGCAAGAGTAATAGGTTCAGGAGTACTTGTTAATCCATTGCGCTGGAGCTGGAATTTAAACAATGCTTCTTTCAATATGTCAATTGTTTGAGATGATTGGTTCTGAATAGCAACATATCCTGAACCTAGAACCTGGCCGCCACTAATACCTGTGGCTGATGTATCATACTCAACAGAGCTGTTTCCACTTGCTGGAGTCCAAGAAGGAGACGTTAGGGTACCACCTCTTATGATTCTCCATGCTGTAGAACATGGATTACTATTAATTCCTAGAAGTGATAAGGCAGTTAAAATAACTATAGCATCTAAATTAGTTGACTTTAATTGAATTGAAACTACTGGATAATATGTTCCGGCAGTTGTCAAATTCTTTGGTGTCTGCACAGGAGTACCAATAGACCACTGATCGCCTCTCAGCTCATAACCACCCTCACTAATTATAGACGTACATACTTGCTTTAGAGTAGAGTTGCTAGCTGTCGCTGTTGTATTTTTAATCTCATAACGAGCTGGCAATGAAGCAGTTGTCATGTATGTGCTATCAATTAGATTAGCATGGTGGAATGAATGAGTGTGAATTAGCTGGCCATCAATTACAAAGCCGCAACGTACTGTACCTAGACCTAGCCACTCAACATCAATAAATGCAATCTGGGCTTTAGAAATGTCTAATGTTAGTTGTGATGGAGATGAAGCAACAGCACCTAGCAATGTATCTTTATTCCAGTTAGCTTGGGCCACTCTTGTTTCGTTAACAGCGTTATTTGAATATGAACGCTCAACCCAATATAGGTTGCTTCCATCTAACTCTAGATAGATTCCATTCTGGGCACCAAAGTAACCAGCACGCTGCCTCAAGCCAGCCTTAGCTGTGTTGAAAACAAGTGTATGTAGAATCTGTAATGACTTACCTGGCTGGTAGGAGAATACCTTTGTTGTTTCTCTAATGATTTCGGCGTTGAGTGTTGTGTCTAGATTTAATGTAATAAGGCCAGCGTTGGCATTATGAGAATATGTGGCTGTTGCTGTATTTGATGTAGACCAAAGACCATTGTCTTTGAAGCGATGTGAACTATCAAACAGTGTTAGTGGTGTAGATACACGAGCGCGGCCGAACGCATCAACAGCTGTACCTGATGGGTTGGCTGGACCGATACGGTTACCATATTGATCGGCAAGCATAACGACTTCGAAGATGGTTTTGCCATCTGGAAGATATTCATGCCTGTCTTTTCTAAATTGTGCCATTAGCGTGCCTTCGCGAAGTTGGCTGCAGAAAAGGCGGCTAAGCCGCTTTTACTTTTACCAGACCTTCTTACTAACTTTGTTGGTCTATTGTTTCTAATTGATACAAACCCTTCTGGTCCAGATGGTTTACCATGAATTGAATGTTCATATCCATGATGGTCTAAACTTGAAAGGTGATCAACCAATTCATTCTTTGCATTCTCTAGGTGGTCATGTATATTTAGAATACGTTGGAAATGGTGCTTGTTCTTCTGAACATGGGCTAAATCGCTATCCATTGCCTGCTGTCTTTTAGCCTTACCGGCCGGCGTCTTTAGTTTATCAACTTCAGCCTGATGCTTATTCTTTAGCCAGGCCATATAGGCTGTGGCTGACCTTTTGGCACCAGTTCTGACTGTGCTATTAATGAATGTCTTTAGGTTAACTCTATGGCTAGTAATAGCGTTATGCGTTTCTTCAGTAGCCCCTTCAAACTCCTCAACAGCCTTTTTCATGTGGTGCTGGAATTTGGTTTCAGGATGTTTTGCAGCATGAACAACATGAACTGGCAGCAAATGAACATCCGGATGGTGTTTGAATCCACTACCTTCTTCATGTGGATCAAACCCATAATGGGCTTGCATCGAATCAAGATCGCCAGTACCATGATATGCAGTATGAACAGCTACACCAATCTTTGCCTTTTTAATCTTTTTGCCTTCTGGTGAATCTGCTTTTTGGGAGTAGGTAATTGTGTTAGGTGTGAAGTGATACTTACCATCGTGGTGGGTAAGATCGTTATGTGTATACATGATGTCGCCCTGGAACACACCCTTCTTTGGAGCAACCTTTTGTAGATGATCAAAAGCAGCCTTTAGCTTTTCCACTAAACCAGGCGCATGGCCATGGTTCTTCTCAATGTCTTCGTGGGAGTAGTTGATCTTTGGTTCTTTATTAAATGCAGACTTAGACGCAACAAAAAACTTACCAGTCTTTGGGTGGCGACCAAAAATAACAGAAGGCGATCCATCGTACTTAATTACATTCTTAGTAGAGGAATGAGTTGCACCCATGATAGCATTATGTGTATCATTGAGTGTATGGAAGGCATGCTTGAAGCCCTCAGTCCCAGAGTCAATAACATGCTCTTCATTATGCTTTAAATGAATTAGCTTACTTTCGTCATCTACTGTTTCTTTTAGGTACTGAATAAAGCTCATAGATTTACCATTACTGCTGATGCTGGTGTATCGTCTGTTACTACTATACGTCCAGCACTATCTCCCTTGGATGGTGACTTACCGTATATCTTTGGTGTGCCCATACTATCCTTTGCTGTTGGATCAAAGCGTTGATCTTCTCTACGTGCTCTCAATCTAAAATATAGATCATGTGAATTAGCATAGGACTCTGCCTCATACATTGAGCCAGAAATCTTCAATCTATTTTTAGCACTATCATATTGCTTGGTAACATCCATTGGTCCAATGTACATATAGTCAATTGGGCCACCCATAGCCTTATTACCAACAACAATTTTTAACTTGTCTTGTTTACTTATCTTACCATATACGTCAGGGACTTTATCACCAATTCTTAACTTCTTTTTTGTCTTCAAGTGTTCAAAAGCTTTCATCATAAACTTCTTGGCAATGCCTGGTACAGCCAACTCTAATCCCTTCAATCCACCACCTGCTAGCGAAGGGGCAGACTCACCTTTGCAGGAAAGATTCAAAGTCTTTGTACCGCGATATAGTACGACATCAGTATAAGGTTCTGAACCCCCAGCCTGTCTGCCACCATACTTTTCAGCTTTAGTGACACCTGATAGTGTTAAGTTTTCAAATACAACAGTGACAGCATTATTCTTATTTGCTTTAACAGCATCATTAATAGCCTTAATTAGACCATTTTCCTGTCTTTCTGATGAGGCACCAGCCATGTAGTTCTCCCAATTATGATACTTTATATATGCAAAACCCCCTTTCGGGGGCTTTGTTTAGAGTGATACGGTGTGTGGTTCCATCGACCTATTGTATTGGTTATTAACCCTAATGAACTCTGTATGCATACTAAGCCTGGATACTCTTTCAGCTCCAACATAGGCACAGCATGATCTAATACCACCAAGAATGTCTTTAATTGTATTCTCAACAGGGCCTTTATAAGGAATGGATACAGTCCTGCCCTCAGAAGATCTATAGGCAGCAAGCTCACCCTTATGCTTAACCTGAGCTGTTCTTGAACTCATACCATAGAAGACAACCTTGTTATTGATAATAGGCTGCTCACCCTCATCATGCCCAGCTAGCATTGAACCAAGCTTAACATACTTTGCACCAGCACCAATTGCCTTACAGACATCTCCTGGGTTTGTGATACCACCATCAGCAACAATATCAGACTTAACACAAGCAGCAGCACATTCCATGACAGCACTCAGCTGTGG